ATACCTTGTCCTTGTCTAAGTTATCAATGGCATCAATCATCTGCTCATTGTCTCTGTCTGCAACCAACTCATCTTTCTCAAGTATTCTGGTCTTGTAAACTTCGACCTTTGGTGGTAGTATGTAACCTTGCTTGACCAACTTAGGTGCAGGTACTTGACATATAACATTACCAAAGATGTCAGTATCATTCATACCAACTTTCATAGGTGTGAGACTATGCTTTGGTGTTGCTGTAAAGAAGTATGATCTCTCAGCATATATTGAGAAATACTCAACTGCTTCAATGAAGTTCTTTTGAACTGCATTATGTGACTCATCAAAGTATATTGTATCTACATGAATACCACTCTCTTGCACTCTATGAAGTGAATGATATGTGGTGAAGATTATCTGATTACTTACAGCATTTTTTGTTGACCATACAGATATTCTGCTTGCATCTGTAGTTGAATAATGATGTGTCTCACCACTATGAACGTGCAATACCTCTGCATTATCAATGAACTCAAGAAACTCTGATGATAATTGGTTGGCAAGTAAAATGCGAGGTGCAACAACTACAATGGTCTGACCCATGTATGATCTACTAAATTCATTCATAGCATCATCAATCATACACATTGTTTTACCACCACCTGTGGGAACAATTATCTGACCTTTAGTGTTACGAAGCATTGCTTTAACTGCTTGCTCTTGATGTGGTCTTAGTTGCATGTAAAACTCATTGATATGTACATATCATAGCACAAAAAAACCCTCTGTGTAGAGGGTTGTGACAGTTTCCCAACTGATCTCTTCTAAAAATTTATAGCATCTCCCGAACAAACCATACAAAGGTATGTATATAATTTTAAATTTTAAGAGAATGGATTTCGAGTTTCAAGACTCGCTGCCATCCTCCAATTACGTTGGGGAATATCATTCTCATTTCGAGGACAATTATCATCATATAGAACTCCATCCACCTCTGATTGTTTCTTTGATACACCATATCCTTGATAATCCAACCCAACACAAGATGGTTTCACACCATTTAACCAATGTTGAACTGATATAAACTTACCCTCTCTTTCTGGTTTCACAACAGCACCATGCAAATCATTATTATTAACTCTTATACATCTATATTTTTTATAGTAATAAATATCGGGATGCTTTGGATACACCCATTTCCCAGAGTGACTAAAAAACATATTTCTTCTACCTGATAGTAATATCTCGTATGAATTTATGTTTGGATGTGTGTGTTCTGGAACAACAAACATTTCTGATTTATCAGATTGAAATTGAAATATTTGCACTTGAAATTGTCCATCTCTATGATGTAAATATGAATTAAATCCCTCAAGATCATATATTCCGTGGTCATAATTTTTTAAATCAACATTTTTTGCATCTCTTACACCATCAGAATCAATGTAATCATTTAAATATCTTTTTAACTCTTGATCCTCTTTATTCTTCATGTTCAAAAAATGCAAGATAACTGTTATCATCAACTATTATATTATATTCTTTATCTTTTTTCAAGTCACAATATGTCATTTCATCTAATGTTTGATTATTTATTTTCACACTCCCTTGATAGCATATTAAACAAGAATAATTTTGATTTGATGTAACTATACCAGTTTCTACCAATCTTCCGTTCCACTTCTCATTCTTTCTCCAAGGATTAAATGAGATAGTTCTAGTATTTTCATTCATTTTCACACCAACAGGATAACTTAAATATTTTGTTATGTCATATAACTTTTTATGATGTGATGAGTTTAATTCAATCATTTCAGATTTATTAGAATCAAAATCTAGTACAAAAATTTTAAAAATACCATATACACAAAACAAAAAATGTGCATGCCTTTCAGAAGAATCCTCAAAACCAACAAATTCTTCCTCTGCATGATGAGTACACAAGAAGAATTTTGGAGTTCGATATGTTCGATTAAAAGTATTCATTCAATTTCAATTTTTTTTAATTTTCGAGATGATATTTTTCTCGTACAACTGTCACTATCCACAGATATAATTTTTCCAACATAATCCTCCAAATTCACACTATTTGGAATCTCGTGGGGTAAATTTACTGGTAAAATATCTTCTTTTTTTTCTTGTCTCAATATTTTTTGATATCCATGCTGTCCAATTGATTCAATTAAATTTTGATTATCAAAAGAAGTATCAAATCTATCAGTCGTAGTTGTTTTTGCGGGGTAATCAGATATTGATTTTGGTGCATTTTGTCTACAATATCTTATCACAACCTGTTTTGTCTCAGGTAAATACTCCTCTATTTTAAATATCATCTTCATTGCTGCAACATTCCCCAAGTTGTGAGTATATATTTATTCTGTCCTATGGGTGGATTACCTCGATGGACGTGTGTAAACCCTGCTGGCCAAATAACTACTGTTCCTTCAACTGCTTTAATTCTTCTATTTTGATACAAGAACTCAGTTTCACCACCCTCTTTAATTGTATTGAGATATGCTTGAATTACAAATCTTCTGGTTGCCGTATTAAATACAGCATTTTCATAATGCCAAGAATGAAAACCACCACAAATCGGTATTCTTTTTGCCTTTACATCATATAATAAAAAGTTTGATTCACCCAGTAAACTATAATCTTGCAAATAATTTTCAACACAACCTTTTATCATTGGTAAAAAAGACCTAACCAATTTATCTGATGAAGTTAGGTCAAAAGAATCATCATTTGAAAAATTAATAGTTTCATGATCTCGCTCATGTAACTTAGTACCTTCCTGTATAATTAATCCTTCTCCTCTTAAATAATCAATGTATTTTATCCATTCTTCACAATATTCTTTTGATAAGGCATTTTCATAAATCGTAATAAAATCAGTTAGCATAATAATTAATTAAAAGAACCGTTCGCAGTGCCTCCATTTCTACCACCAACAGTATTTCCTGTGATAGTGCTATTGTTTGCAATAGATTCACTGCTAAAATATATAGCTTTTCCATCAGAACCTGCGTTACCAGGTGCGCCAGGAGTGCTTCTATATGCTCTGTCATCTGCTCTAGTTCCACTAGTTCCATTCACAGGGGCATCATTTATATCACCACCAGCACCACCAGCACCACCAGTTGCACCTCCTTCTGCACCAGCATCACCACCATCACCACCAGCAGATAATGAACCATCATCACCTGCTTCTCCATTTATCAAACCAGAACCATTGAAACCACCAGAACCACCTCCACCACCAGTGCCAGCAGGGAGACCAGCTCCACCACCACCTCCACCACCAGATCTTCCGAAGTCAGTGGTGCTCTTGTCTGATGGGTCGTTTGATCCTCCACTGCCACCTCCTCCACCACCATATCCACATCTTATTACACCATTATTATTAATAGTTGCAGCATATTCAACTCCTAATGCACTCGTACCATTTATTCCATCATCGGCATCATTAGAATTACCTTGATTTGCTCTACCACCATTACCACCTGCACCTGTCAGATACCCTGATGCTCCTATATCCACTTGTAATTCTGTGCCACTTGGCCAAACTCCAGTTCTAAGTGCAACATCAGTTATATCTCCATCTTGTTTACCACCAACAGTTTGATTCACGTTTACGAATACTTTTTTACCACCTTGCCAATTTTCTGCAGTCAGATTGTAATTACCATCAAGTGAACCAATAGGTCTCTCTCTAAATCCACCAACAACCGTCACTTTTGCCGATACATTATTATATCTCCAAGTCGCAGCCATTTGATTATCACCTTCTACTTCTTTACTTGTATCTGTTTGACCTTCTGGAAGGGTATAATAATCAACTACCATATTTAATTTTTTACCACGAAAATCACTAAACTTAATCTCACCAGATACTGGTATACCAGTGTCTAGTGGTAGATTTGTTAATGTACTTCCAGATGGTGAAGCATTTTGAAAATCAGGATCATCTCTGCGATATCTTCCTAAACGACTATCACCTCTATCACCAAATTCTGCTCGAATTTGACCAAAAGATATTGAACTTCCAACGCCTGGTAATGTCATTATGAGTCAACCGCTGTAGTGGTTCCAATTCCGACCCATCCCCCACTGATATAAACTTGTAATTGATTTCCATCTGTATTATAAATGAACGCACCAGTTTCAGTAGCAAGTCCAACTCTTTGGGTAGTGGTAATTTTTGGTGGAAGCATAAACATTTTGTTTGCAAATGCTCCTGTAATATCTTTTCCAGCATCAGCAAAATCAACTGCTGATTTGGCTAATGTTGTCCCTACACCAACTATGGATGAGACTGTTGCACCAGTATTAAATAAAGAATTTCCAAATGTATCATCTGTTCTGATTCCTAAATTACCAGTGGCAGACACAAAAACTCTATTGTTACCTGAATTTATTTCAACTGGGTTAGAACCAGCATTTACGTTGACACCTACTTTATCTGTTTTTATTGAAGTCACAGTTGAAACTCCAGCAGAAATATCGTTGAATGTAGATATTCCTGATGTTGCGTTCACATTACCCGTTAGATTACCTGTGAGATTACCAGTGACATTTCCTTCAATTGATCCTGTTAGTGATACATCACCAGCAATAAATATATCTCCACCAAAAGTTGCACCAGCTGATATTTTAGCATCACCCTGTACGTGGAGTTTATGTGTTGGCAATGTTATACCAATACCTAAACTTCCACCAATTCCAGTTAAGGTCATCAACTGAGCATTATTAAAACCTTTATGCCAATGGAAATTGCCTGAATTTGATAAATCGTTTGCATTAATATAATAGTTAATATTTCCACTATCAGTATTAATTAAATCTAGTGACCTTCTTGTACTATATGGTGCAGAACCACTCTCGTTACCATATCTCAATGATCCAAAGTGTGATGATAAACCAGACGCACCACCATTTAAACTCGCAACATCTAATTGTCCGTAAACTGTAGCACCTACTCCACTAGTTTTAAATTTTACTTGATTACTATAATATAAATCAACAGATGTTTGCCTGAAAGCTGCTATTGTCTCTGATAATGAAACTGTGCCAACGTAAACGGCACCAGCAGTTTCAACAGATAAAGAATAAGGGCCTGTTTTTGTATGTCTTATGACACTATCATTACCTGCGAATATTTGTAAATTATCATTAAATATTGCTTTTCTATTATAAGCAAAAAATACAGTAGTTCCAAATCCGACTGTTGCACCAGTTCCTACGGTTACATTACCACCGAACGTTGAGACACCCGTGACATTAAGAGTTTCACTAATATTGGTTACATCTAATTCAGTTCGTCCATCTACATCTAAATTAGCATTTATATCAACAGCAGAACCGAATGTTGAAAGACCTGTGACGTTAAGAGTTTCACTAATATTAGTGGTATCTAATTCGGTTATTCCATCTACATCTAAATTAGCATTTATATCAACAGCAGAACCGAATGTTGTGAGTCCACTAACATCTACACTAGAATTAATATCTACAGCATTTCCAAATGTTGAAACACCAATTACATCTAATTTATGTGCTATCAAATCAGTTGTTGTCGTAAGACCAATAAAACTAGTAATGCCTGTAAATATAGAATCTCCAAGAACATCTAATTGAGTTGTTGGTATTTCACTACCAATACCAATATTGGTAGTAGTAGACAGTCCACCAGCATTTGCGATAAATCCTTCTGTTGCAATCGCAACTATATTTGTAAGACCTGATGCATCACCAACAAATTTTGTAGCAGTAACAATTCCTGAAACTGAATCAACTTTTATATTACCTGCTGTTATCACTCCACTTACAACTGCTCCAGATAAACTTGTTATCCCTGTTATACTTGCATTGCCACGAACATCTAAACGTTTTTCTGGTATTGTAGTTCCAATTCCAACCAATCCAACAGAGTTGACAATAAAATTACTATCATCGACCTGAACACCGTTTCTAAAATTAAATGATTTGGTATAATTTGCCATTACCTTTTTAGTTATTTATTTGTTTTCAAGAGAGTTGACTTTAGAAGTTAATTCCTTAACTGCCTCAATCAAAACAGGAATCAATCTGTCATAACGAACTGCTTTCACACCATCACCTCTTGTGATTGTAACACCAGGTAATCCAAGTGCCTCAATTTCTTGAGCAAGTATACCAGTGTCCTTTGTACCATTTTCATGTGGTGTCAGTCCTGTATTCCAAGTAAATGTATTACCACTAATACTATTAACCATGTCAAGTGCATTTTTTATGGGTGATATATCTTTTTTAAGTGTTATATCAGATGAACTAAATGCAATCACATCACCAGTAAATGTACCTGATCCTGTGACCGTAATACCAGTTGTGTTAACACGCAACCTTTCATTTTCGTCACTGCCAAGTCCACTACCAGTATGAATAGTAAGTACGTTTGCGGATGGAACTCTAAATCTTGGACCTCCATTATTTAATTCTATTTCTGGGTTTGCAGAGGTGAGTTGTATGTTACCATTGTTTGTCAACTGTCCAGTGATAGTTAAACCAGATGTAGTAGCTGCTGCTCTAACTGCATCACCACTGTCTAATAATTGTGAATTGTTAAGACCATCTAACCCTGATCCATCACCACTAAATGATGTTGCTGTGCAAACTCCTGTTATAGAAACTCCTGCTCCAGTGGTTCTTAATTTTTCTTCTCCCTCAAAATACAATTCTACTGAAGAATCTTCAAGAAACTTTGCGTTTACTTTAGTACCAGCAGGATTTTTTATTTCAACTGCATTACCAGCAATTATAAGACTACCAGTTCCAGCATCTTTAATAACACTATTACTACCTGAGTGAAATATTTCTAAATCTCCATCATTACCAAATTTTATCGCAGCATCATCAGGAAGATTAGCAGTTTTTGCAATTCCCACACCACCAGATATTATGAGTGATCCTGTTGTTGAACTTGTGGAATCCGTTGTTGTTTTAACTTTAACTGCATCCTTAAGTTGAACTTCATTGTTAAATGTAACAGGTCCATCAAATTCAGATAATGATGTCTTGGATTTGCCACCCTCAACCACAAGTCTTTCTTTAATTGTTGATTCATCAAATACAACACTTAATCTACCAGGATTTTCACCTGTAACTGATGGTATTGGAGTATCGAAGGATGTTTCCTCACCAGTAAGTGCTGACTTTTTCTGGTTTCCAATATAGAAATCACCTTTGTTGTTCATTCCAGTGTAAACAACAGCACCACCTGCTCTTTCCTGTGACTGTGATAGGAACTCTTCCTTCTCAGAAATTGTTTTGACCTGAACTTGTGGGAGTGCAGTTGAATAGTTACCAGGACCATAACCAAGATATTCAAATGTATGACCTGATGCTCTTAAAATTGATGGTCGATTAAATTGAATTGGGAACGGTTTAATTTTCTTAACAAGTGATCCAGTTGCGTGATTTTTGATAACCGTACCAAAAACTCCACGAATTACTGAAATTTGATCTTTATTAACTCCAAGTAAAGTATTTGTAGATACTCGAAGTATCTCCTCATCAATTAGTAAGTATGATCCATATGGGAATCTTTGAAGTAAATTATGTGTATTCGTAGTATTAACAGTAGCAATTCCAACACCTGATCCCATCTGAGCACTTAATTTTGCATGTTCATTGTCAAATAATTCTACACCACGAATTGATAAATTTTCTTGACCAGAATCTGATACACCGTCATTTGCTGATAATCCATGTTTAAGTATAAATCCATTATCAACACTTATATCGGATGCTAACTCAAATGTAAATGTTGTGACACCAACTTTTGTTTTAACAATATATGAACCTTGGTTGACATTTGATGAATTATTCAATTGGAATCTATTTCCAGCAACGAGTCCATGAGGTTCAAATGTTGTGATAGTTTTTAACCCATTTGAGAAACTTTCAGTATCTACCTTAGATGATGGACTAACTGTAAATGCATATTGATCTGATATAGGATCAACATCTGCACCTGTTTTATGAATTGTAATCTGTTTCTTGTCGTTTACTTCTTTTAATCTAAAATATGAGTCGGATGCTGTTCCTACACCTGTAAATTGAATAACTAAATCACTCGATACACCAATGTTTCCTGATGTCAAACCTGCACCAGAGACATTACCATCCAAAATTGCCACTCCATTACCAGCACCTATTTGATTTACATCAAAATATCCTTTATTTCCTGCAGACCAACCAGATCCAGCATTTGTAATTTCAAATGATGTTACTGCACCGTTGGAGACTATGACATCAGATAATGTTCCATTCCATGTAGAATCGTTTTGAGTAGTACTGTTGAATACTTTTACATTACGATAGGTTGCCACACCAGAATTTGGTGTATAGTTTGCTCCACCAGAGTGAAGTGTAGCAGTCATTATACCCGCAAAATTATGTTCAGTAGTAAATGAAACTATCCCTGTTGTAGTATTGTCTGTGAATGAGAATAAAGGTTGACCTATTCCAATAGATTTAAGTAATTTATCATTTGTCTCTCTTGTAAGACTCTTTAAAGGATCGTTTGTAACTACCTGTCCCAAAGGAGATCTTACAGCAAAAGATTTAGATGCTTGGGGATTTTCATTTACATTATCTCGATCTAATTGAGGATATAAATCAACTACATTTTGACTATAACTTAAATTAGTATATTCCTCTTGAATGGTATTACTGGAATTAAGAGCAAATACTTGATAAACACCATCTTGTGTGGCATCAATATATTCTGAAACTAATGTATTTCTGAACAAATAAATATTTGATTTTAGATCAGTCCTCTCAAATCTAGGAAGAGATGTGTCCTCTATACTAAAATCATTTGTTGCAGAAGCACCTAAATTATCTCTTGTGGTTTCATACTCAAATGTTAAACTATTTGGTATATTTTTGACAGTAAATTCTCCATTATATCCTTTATTATCTTCACCCAAAGGACTACCACCAGAACCACCATCTTTAATATTTTTGATGGTAACCAAATCACCGATTTGTAAATTGTGAGGTCTCTCTGCTTGAATTGTGATGATATCTGTTGCATCATTGAACGTACAACTACTAATAAATCTAGGATTTCTTTCAAATTCAAAATCTGATCTAGTAAGAGCATCATTTTTAGTAAAATCAGCTGATCCTCGAACACCAGTTGAACTTGATTCTTGAATTACAAAACCGTTTTCTGGATTCTTTGAGTTTGAAATTTCTTTTGGTATTGCAAGTCTAACCTTATAAATTTTTTCATCAAGAGATCTCGTGTCTGAGACTCTTTTTACGAATGATGGTTCGGTTCTACCAGTGAGTGATGCAATACTTGTAAATATATTGTTTCCTGTTTGAACATTAATAAACCATTGTCCTTGATCACTATCAAATTGAACAGGATGTCCTAAGTCACCAGAATCTTTGTCACTGACACGACTTAATACTTTTAAATTTGTTCCTTTATATACACTGATAAATTCAGAATTATCTGCGTTAGTTTTTGAAGATGCTAATCTAAATGTGTTAGTAGATCCTGTAGGAACAATAGCAAAATATACTGTTTTTTCATCTAAATTTTCTGGTAAATCACCATCGTCACTGATAACAATTACCTTTTCACCTGTTGATAGTTTATGTGCTGATGCATCCGATGTTGTAAATAGACTTTCAGATGGTTCTCCGACCTCTATTGTTTTGACACTTGACAATGAAGGTGTGGCAGTGCCATCCTCCATCAAAATATTTGCTGATTTTTCTACACCAGCGATATCTACAAATAAAACATCATTAACTTTGGCACCAACTCGAAAACCTTGAGTGACTGATGGTGGCAATATATCTTCAGAGGTAAATCCAAACAAATATAATCTTTTATCATTATTAACAGTTTTTGTTTTATCAATATCTATGGTAACCCAATCAATATTTTCTTCAGATGAAGTTATTGCCCTTGGTGGTAATATGTGAGTAATAAAAGCTCGATCATCTTTTTGGAATGCATTTTTCTTAAATCCATCTGCTACAAGAGCTAATTGTCCGAAGTTTGAGTTAGAGTTTGTTATGGATGCATCAGCACCTGATTTTGCTTCAAAATGAACACCGTATCCAATCGCAAATACAGATACAATTTGTAATACAGAATCATTTGTTATTTTTACATGTCTTGTCTCCCATCCATTTCTATAAATTGCATCAGAATCTAAGTGAAATACTTTCTCGGTGTCAGTTGCAGATGATTCTGATGAAAGTCTTTCATCAAAAACTGGAGTTATGCTTAATCCACCATAATCTCTACCTGTCTTACTATATTTTACAAAAGCACGATCATCTTTCTGTAATGAAACTCCAGTAAATTGTGCAACAACCATTGAACGGAAACCAGTTGCCTTTGATCCATCGGCATGCATACCATTCATACCATAAACAGATCTTAACGATATGTTAAAGATATAAGGTGATGCTCCTCCAACTGTATCGGTTTCAACTGTCACAGTTGCACCACTTACATTAGAGGCAGTTGCTAATAACTCATCAGGAACATCATCAAGAGCATATGTAAACACTTTTTTATCAGTCGCGCTGACACTTGTTACCTTTGCTGAAATATTATATTCAAGAGGAATAACACCAGATATTTTAATTGGGGTTCCTACATCAAGATTATGATCCTGTTGTGTTGTCACAGTTACAACAGATGATACGTTTGATCCATCACCTGATATGAGACTTGTAATTGAAATTGGATCCGCCGCAAATGCACCAACAATTTCAAATTCAGGTCTTCTTGCAGCAAAACCATCAGTACTTGCAGGAAACTTGTCAACAATATTTCGATTCGTTGTTGCAGTACCATAAGCTAATGAAAGCTTATAGTAATACATATTTAAATCTGTTAATTCTGTTTGTTCATTTAAACCTACTCCATCTGCATATTCAAATACTGTTAATTTGTGGTGTGAAAAAGTAGGAGTGCTTAATTTACTGGTGAATGTTGTATTATCTGTATATACTAATTCATTCTCCTTTCCATCAAATACAGAAAATTGCCAGAAATAACAGGCACCTGTGATTCTAAAAATTGCAGAATTAGGAACTGATGGATCTGTTGGGTTTGGAACATATTTTGGAATAATTTTTGTTTTTCTTAAATCAAGTCCAACAATTGAAGTTCCTCTTGGAACAATAACTCCACCATGAACACTATTATATTTGTGTAAAATATTATCTTCAGCTGTAAGGTCAAACTTAGAGTCTAAATTTAAAGACAATGAGTCTGTTGAAACAGTTCCACCTGCTTGATTTAAAATTACTGCACTTTCTCCTACTTTTTTTATCTTGTATCCTGGTCTATTATCAATAATATGCTCACCAGGCATCAATAATATTGTTGTTTTTTCTGTTATATCGTTATTATTACCTTGAACATAAGAAAATCTTGCTGACTCAATCAGTGCCCTTTGAACGGTTTTAAATGGTGTTGCTTGGGAATTACCCTGATTTGACATCGCATCACTTGCATCTAAATCACTTGGACTTACATAAAGAATACGACCTTCTACGTTTTTTAAGAAATTATCTAACTTATTCAGTGGCATGACACAATAATTCTACTATGATTCTATGTTCTATTTATGTATTCAAATTTGAGTTAATTTCGTTCAACATAATACCAAGTCACAGCAACTCTTTTTCTACCTTCTTCAACCACTTGACCTGCATGAGGATAACACCAATTAGATGGGAAAATTAAAGCATGTCCAGGCTGTGGTTTATAAGTTTTATGAAGAAAAGATGTTCCCCCACCTTTAAAACCATCATTTAGATATACAATTACAGATATTTTACGATGATATTCTATTTGTTTCTCATGAGTCGCAGCATCATGATGAAATTTATATTCTTGTGATTTTTCATATTGTAATATTTGAATACCTTCTCTCCATGATTTTGTACCATATCCACCAGGCACTGGGTAAAAAGAAAAATTATGGTGAATGTTTTGAACTCTTCTTTTATATTCATCTAAACCTAAATTTATTTTATTATGAAAATTTATTGTTAGTTCATGTGATTCTAAAAGAGTAGTTCCAGAACTTGTTCTTATATTAGGATCAGATTTTGGATTGTCTGGTTCACTGTCACCAAATACGACGCTTTTTTCAAATTTAAGTGTATCAATATGATTGTTAAGTTCTTCAACCTCATTAGGCTCAAGAACTTTTATAACTTGTATTAGATCATTCATAATTTTTTCTCAACAAGAAATGGTTTCAGTTCAACATAATCAAAAACATAACATAAACCTTCTGTATGACCATTTAGTAATAATTTTTGAATACGATGTCTTCCATCTATCATACGATATTTGTCATTAAATGGATTTGGTGCATTTTCAGCAATTATGAGAGGATATTTTGTATCACAATTACGATATTTTTTACCTCCACAACAATAACAATTATCACCACTTTTCTTTGGATACAAGTCTTTCCCTTTCCAAGCAATGTTATCTAGTTTAATATTTTCTAACCTTTCATTAATTAACAAAGGCATTAAATGTTTTAACTCAATAACACTTTTTTGATAACCGTCTAATCTCCAGTCACCTTCTGTACTGGTTACACCTGCAACGTGCCATCTATTCATCATCTTAAATGAGATACCCATCCAGTTAATAAATATTTTCTTTCTTTAGGAGCAACTACACCTCTATGTAAATGTGTCCACCCTGCTGGCCATATATACATATCCCCTGCCTTTGGAATTAAAGTTTTATTAAAATGTAAAAATTCTGTACCCCCACCATCTTTAATAGTATTTAAATAAATCATCCAAGCAAAAATTCTATAAGGATTGTGGGGACCAGTTTCACAATGAATATGACTATAAACATTATTAGGTTCATATCTCATCAATTGTGCAATTTTATCTATTTGCCATCTATCAAGTTGTGTATCTATTAATGGATACTTTTTTTTATATTTATCAATCGTATCGTTTAAACCTATAAGTAAATCATCAGAAAACTGATGCACGTCAATTGCTATTTCAAGATCATTTAATCGTTTACTCCCTGCAATACCTTTTTCAGCAATAGATTCATTTTTATCAAAAAAATTTATTAAATCCTTACAATATTCTTTAGACAAGCAACCTGTATTTTTTAATATAAAATTATTAGTTCTCATGTGTTGTGTCT